AGACAACCTTAAAAGCTATGGGGGCTGGTTTGACAACCTTTTTTACAACTGGAAGTATATCTCAGGCTTTAAAAGTTAATAGGGATGTATTTAGAGCCGAAAAACAAAAGATAGATAAAGAGGATAAATTAGCGATTGAGAAAGCGGAAAAAGATAGAATAGCACTTGAAAAGCAAAACGCTGAGGAACAGAAAAAAAGATTAAGAGCGCAAAATAAAGAATTAAGTACAGTTGCATACAAAGGCGGTCAAGAGGCAGGAAAAGAATATGCAGAAGGTTCAATTGCTGCTTTAGAAAACGAACGAGGCAAATTACAAAGCGCCTTTTCAAATGCCGTGGTTGGTTCTGGAACACAAAAGGAATTAGGCGTAAAATTAAACGCAATCAATAATCAGATTAAAGAAGCGGTTGAACAACAAAACCAAATATTAGCCGACGCATCAAGGGGTAATTTGCTTAAAAATCTGCAACAAGCCCAACAATTAGCAACCTTACCATTAACAGTTGAGCCTTTAAAAAGTATCAAATCTTCTGATTTAGCTAAAAAAGAATCTGAGGATTTACAAAAGGTTTTTAAAGAGGTCACGAAAAATGCAGATAACTTTAGGAAAGAGCAAAAGGAAAAAGAAGAACAGGATTTAGAAGATAGGGCTAAAAGGATTGAAACCTATTTGCAAGCCGCTTCATTAGTTACCGATTTCTTTAGCACCATTCAACAGGCAAGGTTTAAAAAAGACGCTGACATTTTAAATGAAGAAATACAAAAGACTGAGGAAAATATTACATTACTTGAAAAGAAAGCGGAAAAAACAAGCGGACTAAGAAAAAAAAGATTACTAAAAGAAATTGAGGCAGAAAAAGCATTGCTTGACGCAAGAACAAAGCAAGCCGAGGAATTGCAATTAAAAGCCGCAAAGGCTGAAAAGAAAATCGCAATTGCTCAATCAATTATTCAGGGTGCTTTAGCCGTTAACCGTGCTTTAGCCGTTCCCCCTGGTCCGCCATTTACTATTGGCTCAGCCATCACCGCTGGTGTTTTCGCTGGAATACAAACTGCCACAATTATTGCCCAGCCCCTTGCAGAAGGTGGCGTCGTGACTGGTGAAAGAATAAACCGTAAACAAAACATTCCCACTCGTTCAAACGGGGACAATGTACTTGCTTATGTTAAACGTGGTGAGGTTGTATTGAACCAACGCCAACAAAGTTTATTAGGCGGTTCGCCAACATTTAGAAAGATTGGTATCAAAGGTTTTGCCGATGGTGGTTTAGTGCCGCCAATTTCTGCACCAATACAAGGCATGAGTATTGACTCAGGAATGTCAGATTATTTAAAAGCTATTGAGGCAAAGACGGACGCAATTAACAATCGCATTGACAGACTTCAAGCCTATGTCGTTTCGGATGACATTGCGCGCGATCTCGCTGAGGGGAATAAACTAAAAGTAAAAGCAACTTTATAAATGTGTAATTGTATGAAAGGAAATAGCATTTGGGGAGAACTTGCAAGTCGCATACCCGATGAATACAAAGAGCAAGTAATGGCAACGGTTGACAGGACTTACAGGGTTTTATCGATTGACCCGTCGGACATGGATTATTTATTCTTTGTTTATAACAACTTTGTAAACCATTATGAGTTTGAAAGAAGGAATTGCCCAGCGTGTCGGACAAAGGTAGTGGGTAAAATGAGGCAAATAGTACAATTTTGGAGAGATGGACAATGAGAAAAAGGAGTTAACAAGGGAGTTGTTTCTTGAATTTGAAAGATGCTTATTACGTAAATACGTTACCTTTTGCCAAAAGGAAGGAACGACAATTGACATTTATAATCTTATTGACTTTTTATTTCAAATTAATATTATAAAAGATGTTACCGTTGCAAAGTTCATGGTTATGGAATTGTACCCAGCCGCCTTATTTGAAAATGAAAGCAAGATGAATGCTATTATGGATATAAGTATTCAAACGGGATTAAGCGAAAAAACCGTGTATAACATGATACAACACCCTGAGTCCTTTGGCTATGGAATCAGCAAAAAAAGGAATAAGAAAAATAATAATAAATAAATTTACAACATGACATTTGCAGATTATCCAGAGACGGCAAAAAATAACGCAAGGAAAGCGTTAAATCATAAGAAGGACAACGGTTCATCTTGTGGAACTCGCGTTGGCTGGTTAAGGGCTAATCAAATCGCAAACGGCGAAGGCTTGTCGGATGATACCGTCCAAAGAACGTATTCATTTCTTTCCCGTGCGGAAACGTATGACCAGGGCAAATACTTTGACGAAGATGGAAATGAGATTTGCGGTTCAATAATGTACGACGCATGGGGTGGAAGTGCGATGAGGGATTGGGCTGAGGCAAAGTTTAAAAAGATTGAAAGGGAAAAGGAAAGCAAAGCGATGGCAAAATTTAATATTGATATTTTAGGGGAAATTTCGGAATCTGTTAATTCATACAATTCAGTAAGAAGCAAAATTAACGACGCAAAGGGTGAGGAAATTAACTTGGTTATTTCGTCTGGCGGTGGCTCAGTCACCGAAGGAATGGGAATCGCTGATTTAATTGCCAATTATCCAAACGAAACAACGGCAACAGGAATCGGACTTGTAGCGAGTATTGCAACGGTTGTACTTTTGTCTGCGGATAAAGTTAAGATGACTGAGAATGCTTTTCTTATGATTCACAGGCCTTGGAGTTACACGATGGGTAACGCCGACGAACTTGAGGCAACGGCTGAATTATTGGACAAGATGGAAGCAAAGTTACTTGACATTTATACCGCATCAGTTTATAAGCGTAAAGGGAAACAGAAATACCTTAGTAACAAAATTACGGAAATGATGGCGGCTGAAACATGGATGACCGCCCAGGAAGCTTTAGAGTTTGGTTTCATTGATGAAATTGTAAAAGTTGGCGAAAAAAATATTGATTTATTACCGTTGCAAAATAGCCTTAACAAGTTCTTAAATGTACCAGCTGCATTATTAACCAACAACAAAAAAGACGATGACATGGGTAATTCCATTTTAGAAAAAATTAAAAATCTACTTAACGCCGTCGACGAAAAAGTCGAAGATGTCATGACGGAAGAAGAGGTAATAACCGAACAGCCGAAAAACGACGAAGTTGAAACGGCTATTACAATGCTTAGAGATTTAGGTTACTTTGTAATGTCACCTGAGGAAATGGACGCAATCCATACTAAGCAAAAGGAGGAAATGGAATCAATGTACAAAAAGAGCGACGAACAAAAGAACTCGATAAACGAGATTGAGTCGGTTCTTGAAACATTGGGAAATGAACTTGTGGCATTAAGGGCGCAAGTTAAAAAAGGCGTTGGACTTCCTTCAGGAGGATCTGCGCACGAAAAGGTAAAGGAAACAAAAGCAAAAGTAAATCACTTTGATTCTTTTGCTTCATTAGTTCAATCTAAAATTTCACAAAGATAATGGCAACAGCAAATGTAAATGGCTTTCTTGACTCAAATACTTATGTCGGTCAAAAGAGCCTTAATCGCACTAACCCGTATGCAAATGCTCAGGGAATAAACGCGGAACAATTATATGGGATAGATACCTTTGAGGATAGAATTCCTGTATCATTTACCTACGGAACATCAACCGCAGGCGCACGTTTAAACTTTGCACCTTTGACGGGTGTAACAAGTGCAAGTGATTTTTACAAGGTCAATGTAATTGACGAGTCAGGTAACGAGGCTCAATCAAATTGGCAGTCATCAGCACCAACGGCAATTTTACAAATCAATACTTCATCATTAGTAAAAGGTAATGATTGGAAGGTATTGTTTGCAACGGCAACCCCAGCGGGTTTAAAAACAGAGTTTTCATTTGTTATCGAAGATTCGTTGGTTATGACCAACACATCGGCAACAATTTCTTATCCAAATCTTTAAAATTAAAACAAAATGGCAATAGTTGAAATAAGCCAATTAGACGTATCCTTCAGAGGTACGGAGGCAAATAACATATTTTTAGAACCAGTCTTTTTTGACGATGATTTACGCGGTCAATTCCGTGTACTTGGAAACGTTGCGAATAAAAAAAAGATGGTATTCGTTCAGCAATTAGAGAATATTGTAAGAAAATATTCTGGTTGCGGATTTAATCCCGTTGGTTCGGTTGACATTTATCAGCGTACAATAGACGTTGAAAAAATGAAGGTTGACCTTGAAATGTGCTGGGACGAATTTGAGGACACTGTTTTCGAAGAGTTATTGAAAACAGGGACAAGGCTTCCAGACGTATCGGGAACATTGATTGAAAACATTTTATTGACCCGCACCCAACAGGCGATAAGAAATGACATTACCCGTCTTTCTTATTTCGGTGACCAGTCTTCCAATAATCCTAACTTTGATTCATTGGATGGATTTTGGACGGTTTATTACCCTCAGTTAGTTGCGGATGATTTAGTGCCACGCGCAAACACAGGTTCAGGTTCAGACCTTGCGGCTGGTGACGGCTTTGACATTCTTCGTGCGGTGTATGACCAAGCTCCTTTGCAGTTGAAAGGATTACCAGCTAACCAAAAGGTGTTCAATGTTACCCAAAGTGTTTATTCACAACTTCGTGAAGACATCGAGAACGGCGGTGGCGGTGACTACGGTTTACTTCAGTTGATTAACGGGGTTGAGCAATTTACCTTCCGTGGCGTTACTGTAATACCTCAATTCCGTTGGGACGACATCGCAACGTCTTTGGGAACAACTAAGCCTCATTATGTGGAGTACACAACCCCACAAAACAAGGTACTTGCAACCGACGTATTGAGCCCTGAAACGGCTTTGGAACTTTGGTATGACCAGAAAGACGAAAAGGTGTATATTAAGGCACGTTTTAAAATGGGCGTTAATTATATCCACCCTTCTTTAATCAGCTTAGGCTACTAATCGAATATATATATGAGTGCAATAACAAGCGGTTGGCTTAATCAATGCGTCGATGGTACTTGCGCGGGTGGTATTGGAAAACTTTACATTGCCAATGCTAACCAGGTGACAAGCATAACCAACAACGCATCGGGAGCAACCACGGCGATAACAATGGCTTCCTCAGCCGCCGTATTTTACGAGGTGGAATTTAGAGACAATTCAGGAGCATTCACGGAAACGGTGACGCAAGACCCAGACACTTTGTCTGTTGCGATTGAGCAAAGTTTAGTAGGTATTATAAACTGTCGTGACCAAGAGTTAAGAAACTTGATTCAAGACATGGCAAATCAGGCTTGCGGCTTAGTTTGTGTACACGTTGAAAACACGGGCAACTATTGGATTTGGGGCGCTGAGGTGATTGGCTCAAAGAAAAGACCAGCAAGGCTGACAAGTGCCGAAGGTTTATCTGGTGCATTGTTCACTGACTCAAATCAAGAAACATTAACCATTACTTGCCGTACCACAAACAAAGCAAGGTTTATTGTTAATGGCGAAACAGTCATGAACGCACTTGATTAAAATACAAAAGCATGATAGTACGCGAAAAAAGTAAGCTAATGATTTACGTTGGAGCAGATCCAACGGGAAAGGCAGGAATACTAAAGAAGGCTATCGGAAATTTTACACAGGCAGAATTAAGGGGTTGGTATAATGCCAACCCCAAATCTGTTAGCCAACACCTCATTTTCACGCCTGAGAAAAAAACCTATGAGCCAAATAAAGAAGACAATTCAAGCAGTTCCGAACAGGACTAAAAGAAATTTAAAAAGAAATAATAGTCCTTTATTAGCTTCCGTCACTTTAGATACTTCCAATACTATGTTAGTTGTGGAAGATATTTTTAATGAGCCTTCCAGAGAAAGACTTGATTTTACAGGGGCTAAATGGGTTAGATTCTTTACTCAAAAAGATGACTTTTTAAAAAGTCTTATTGCCATTGTAAACAATTCCCCAACGCTTCGTCGTATCATTGAGGACAAAGTAAACATGGTTGTCGGTGACGGCTTTATTCCAATGAAAGGGAAATCTAACACCTTGCTTACAACCTCAATGAAGGGCGAGGTAATAACCAATGATTCTTTAAATGAAATTGAGGAAGTCATTGGGCAGGTTAATTTGCATTCTCAAAACTTACAAGAGGTGCTTGCATCATTGGCTTTTGATTACGATGCTTTTGGCAACTGCTTTGCAGAAATTGTAAGGGGCAAGGTTGGAAATGAGCCATTCACTTACATTTATCATGTTCCCGTTTATAACACAGGTATAAGGAAAGCTGAAGCGGACCAAATTATAAGGTCGGTTGGCATTTACGACAACTGGGAAGAAGTGCCATTGACAACCGAAGGTACATTTTACGAAAGTGAAGGATTTAGGGAAGTACCTATTTATCCTGAGTTTAAGAAATTTGAAGATGGAACAGAGCGTTCAATTATTCATGTGAAGCAATACGCGGCTGGATATTTTTACTTTGGCTTACCTGAGTGGATTGGCGCCAAAATGTGGGCTGAAATTGAATATAGGATTCAAAGATTTAATACAAGTAAATTTGAAAATGGCTTCATGCCTTCGGGTATTTTACAGTTTTTTGGTTCAATGTCACCTGCTGAGGCTAAAAAACTTGTTGAAGGCATTGAGTCAAAGTTTACAGGAATGGGCAATAATCACAAATTATTTGTTCAGGTTCTACGAGATGAAAAATTAAAAGCTAATTTTATTCCCACGTCAAAAGAAAATGAGGGTGAATTTTTAAACCTTCAAAACCTTGCAGCCTCGGCGATTGTGGTTGCGAATAGGTGGAGCAAGTCTTTAGCGGGCTTTGCTACTTCGGGGCAACTTGGAAGCAATCAGCAGATAAGGCAAGAAATGGAATACTTGCAAAATACGGTTATTAAGCCGCGTCAAAACTTGATGCTTTCAAAGATTATCAATCCTTTCTTAAAAGAAATTGGGCTTTATAATCCAGCATTCACAGACGTGTCTTTTGGTATTTCAAACACTTTACCCGTGTCTTTCATGGGTGAAATTAAGGTGGAAGAAAACCTTTCGTTAAATGAAAAAAGAGAAATATTAGGGTATGCACCTTTAGAAATAGAACAACCAACGCCAACCAATGAGCCAATTAATACAACCGAGTGAAGTAATAGCTGGAGGGGTTGCACGTCCAACACCAGCCGACATAAGACTTGATAAGTCACTTATCAGCCCTCATATTCAAGATGCGGAGTTCCGTTGGATTGTTCCCGCGATTGGCTTGACGTTGTATGATTCAATGGTGGCAGACAAAGGAACAAGTACTGCGTTTACATCAACGGCTTATCAGGACATTTGGGACAAACAATTAAAATCCTTTTGCGCCAATGCCGTGTTATACGAGGCAGCGCCGTATATGGTTATGCAACTTGGAACAAACGGGCTTTATACCCTTGACAATGAATATGGGCAAAATGTGGGCGTTGAAGGATTAAAATTTTATCAAGACACTTTATTACAAAGGTTGGAGGTAAAGAAAAAGAGAATAAAAGATTTTCTTTGCAATTATGCAACGCCATTGACCGCGTTTATACCCAGCGCCATTGGTTGCCCTGAGGCAAGTTGCGACGAAGATGAAGAAATTAATGACATTTATAACACCTTAGGGATTGTTTTATGATGGAAAAACCAAAGAAAGAAAGACGTTTTTTAAAAACATTGGGGAAAATAGGTGAGATTTTAATCCAGGAGGTTTTATTGAAAGTGGGTAGTAATTTGATTAAGAGGATTGGGGGCAAAAAAACATTGCCTTCAATTCTTTTTTTATTCCTTTCTATTAGCCTTTACGGTCAATTCCCAACAAATACCAACAAACAAAGATTAGGTTTCCAGACCACCGCCGACGGTCTTGTCTGGCGCGGTTCAATCTCCGACACAGCATCTATTCAACCTGTATCAAACCAAAACGCATGGGTTATTCTTGACACCGTTAACCTAAAATTATATTCCTTTGATTTTACTTCAAATGTTTGGAATCAAGTAGGCGGAGGTGTATTTACACAACCTATTGACTCATTATTTTTTAATGTCAATGTTCCGACAAATAATGTGGATACTGCAAAAATGCGTTGGGATTCCGATTTAGCAACGGTGGTACTTGGATTAAATGACAATGTACCAAATGAATTAGGCTTCAAAAACTTTTGGCTTGTCAAAAATCAGACAGGCTCAACCATTACAAAAGGAAGTCTTGTTTATGCTAATGGCACTGTTGGAGCAAGTGGCAGAATAACAGTTGCAAAGTTTATAGCTAACGGCTCAATAGATGCTAAATTGCTATTAGGAATAACCGCACACGATTTAACTAATGGAGAAGATGGGTATGTTATTTCCTTTGGCAAGATAAGACAAGTTTTT